CGCCGCGCCAATGCCGACAGCGACGCCTGGGGCGAGTGGACGATCTATGGCGGGCAGATGCATTTCTGGCCCGCGCTGGGGGCGGGGATTACGGCGCGCTATGCCTACCTCGACAAGAACCCGGTGGCGTTAACGAGCGGCGGCTACGGCGAGCGCTTTATGGCCGATACCGACGCCTTTCGTCTTGATGAGCGGATCCTCAAGCTCGGCATGGTCTGGCAATGGAAGGCGAACAAGGGCTCGCCGTACGCCGAGGACATGGGCACCTATAGCGACGCCATTGCCAATGCGATGGGGTCTGACGGTCCGCCGCCGATCTATATTGGCCGCACGCCGCTTTCGGCGCACGGGCGGATTGCCTATCCGTGGCAGGTGCCGACATGAGCAGCCACGCCGCATTTCGCCGTCAGCCGGTGCCGGGACAGTACGCGCAGGCGTTGCAGACCATTACCATTCCGGCGCCGACGCGCGGCATCATCCAGTCCGAGAACGCAGCCTTCATGCAACCGGGCGGCGCGCAGGTGCAGGACAATTGGGTGTCGACCATGCGCGGCATCAAGCTGCGCGGTGGCTGCACGCGCTGGTGCGAATTGCCGGAAACAACGCCGGTCATTTCCGCCTTTGAATACGAAGACGCCAACATCGATAAGATGTTCGCCGCCAATGCCGAGAAGCTCTACGACGTGTCCGCGACGATCCCGATTGAGGTCGTGAGCGGGCAGCATTCCGGCAATTGGACCGCCGTGCAGCTTGCCAATGCGGCCGACCGCTGGATGATTGCGGTCAACGACAGTGGCGTAGACTACCCGCTGCGCTTTAATGGCGTCGCGTGGGAGGTGCTCGACCATACCCTGGGCACGCCACCGTCAAACCTGATCACCGGACCGGCCAGCACGCCAGTTGAGTACGGGCTTGGCCTGGTGCATGTTTGCAAATACCGCAATCGGCTCTACTTCATCGAGCTCAATTCGATGAACGCCTGGTATCTCGGCATCGATGCGGTCGGCGGGCTGCTCAACCTGATCCCGCTGTCGGGCGCCGCCAGCAAAGGCGGCAAGCTGCTGTTCTCGGCGGTGTGGTCAGCCGACACGGGCGACGGCCTCGACGACAAACTGGTGTTTGCCACCGATCTTGGTGAGTTGCTGGTATTCACCGGCACCAACCCGGCCGACGCCGCCAACTGGCGGCAGGAGGGGCGCTTCAGCATCTCGACCCCGCTCGGCATGAACGCGCATTTTACGATCGGCGGCGACCTGATGATCATGACCTATGACGGCATCGTGCCGGTCAGTCAGGCGACACAGAAGGATGCGGGCGCACTCGAGCTTGCGATGATTACCCGCGCCATCAAGCCGATGTGGCGCGAGGAAGTGGACGATAAGCGCGACAAGCCGTGGACGGCCAAGAAGTGGGACCGCTACGGCGGGATTTTCGTCGCCATGCCGGGCGGGACCGGCGCGCGCAAGTATTGCCTTGGGGTTAATGACGCGACCGGGGCCTGGTGCCGGTTTACCTGGGATGCAACGTGCTGGCTCTTGCGCAATCAGGAGCTTTTCTTTGGCACTCAAAACGGCATCATCATGCACGCCGACGACGGCGGCTATGACGACGGCCTGCCCTACGTGGCGACAATGGTGGGGGGCTGGGAACAGTTCGGGTCAGGTGCGGGGCAAACGGTATGGCACCAGGCGCGCGCGGTATTCATAGCGCGGCCAAGCGAGCCGTTCATTCCGCAGCTGACGTCCACCACCGACTACGTCGTGACAATCCCGGCGCCGCCGCCCGCCGGCATTGATCCTGGCCCGAGCGATTACTGGGGCGAGGGGCTTTGGGACGAAGCGGAATGGGACGCGTCGTCCGCGCCTGCGTCGACGCAGCGCAATACGATGTGGGTATCGATCGGATCGAGCGGGTTCGCACACGCGCCGATCGTGCAGGTCACGGTGGCGCAGGCGGCGCGGCCGAATGTCGAATTGATCGCGATTAGCACCGTGCAGGAGCGCGGCGGCGTTAACGTCTAGGAGAGCGGCATGGCCAATATCGGTGAACCCTGGCTCGCGAGCCTACCCGAGGAGCAGCGCAACCTGATCGTCCAGGCGCTGATGGCGCAGTGGGCGCGCGACCCGACGAACAGCGGCAATATGAACGCCTCTGTGCCGGATGGGGCGTCGTATCAATATCCGGCCGACCCCGCCGATCCCGCCGACTACAGCACCGACACCTCGGCCGCGAATGTGCACGGCCCGACCGAGGCGGCGGCGGCGATCAATGCCAATGCCAATGCAAATCAGGGGCTCGATACCAGCAGCGGGTTCAACGCAGGCAAGGGCACGACGGATCAGACCTCCGGTAGCCTTGCCGCCATGACCGGCATCCACGCCGGTCCGCTCGGCGACTTCTCCGGCAACCACCCCGGCTACTCGCCGTCTTCATTCACGGCGGCCCCGCTGGGTGATTTCACTAGCGTCAACACCACAAACGACTTCGCAACCAATCCAGATAATACCCCCGACGCGCTCAGCGGGTTGCCGAACGCAATGGATATTGCGGCAGGTTTTGGCCGCACCAATCCAGACAGTACGCCTGACGCGCTCAGCGGGTTGCCGAATGCAATGGATATTGCGGCAGGTTTTGGCCGCACCAACCCAGACAGTACGCCTGACGCGCTCAGCGGGCTACCGAATGCGATCGATGTTTCACAGGGCTTCGGTCTTACCGGCACGCCGACCGGAACGCCCGCCTCGACCGGAACTATCGCATCCGACGTCGGTGTCGGTCTGGGCATTTCCGGCGGCTTCGGCGGCGCGACCGGCGATGGTACGTCCGGCGGCTTCGGCGGCGAGGCGGGCGGACCGGGGGTCGGCGGTGCCAGCACCGGCATTTCCGGCGGGCCGGGCGGTACCGGCGAGGGCGGTGCCAACACGGGCGAGGGCGGCGGCGGCAGCGGCGGTGGCGCAGGTGCGGGCAAATGACGTTGCGGTACGTCTACGACCAGGACAAGGCGATCGCGCGTGCCGTTGCGGCGTCGATCCCGCATTGCGACCCGCGCGGTTTCCCGGCCAACACGCGCAGCATCGGCATTCTCGATAGACGCAACCGGATCGTCGGTGGAATTTTATTCTACAACTGGAACCCCGCGGCGGGCACCATCGAGATGGCGGCGGCGGCGCTGCCCGGCGCGTACTGGTTTTCACGTGAAACAATAAGGCGGGCCTTTGGCTTCGCCTTTTCCTACCCTGGCTGTCAGATGGTGAAAATGCAGGTGCTGGCCGACGACGATCGCCTGCTGCACCAGCTGTCAGGCTTTGGCTTTGACCGCATTTTTGTGCCGCGCCTCTATGGCCGCGACCGGGACGGGGTGCTGTGTACGTTCACCGACGACGACTGGGCCGCCAGCCGCTTCAACCGGCTGCCTGACCTCCGACAAAAGGATGCCGCCTGATGCCTCCCTATCCCCAGCAAATCCCGCCCATGGGCGGCCAGCCACAGCCGGGCGGCGCGCAAGGCGGCGCGCGCGACGCCATCACCATGGCGCTGCTGAACCAGCAATACCCGCCGCCGCAATTGCCGCCGACACCGCCCATGGCACCCCCGCCTATGGGTGGGGCGCAGCCTCCGGGAGGCCCCCCGCCTCCAGGGGGCGCGCCAATGCCGGGCGCAGCCCCGCCCATGGGCGGAATGCCTCCAGGGGGCGGAATGGTGCCTCCGCCGGGCGGGATGCCGCCCAGCGCCACGCCCGGCATGATGACGTCCCCGCCGGGGTTGGCGGGCATGCCGCAGCAGCCGCCCGGAATGATGCCCCCGTACTGAGGAGCGACTGATGGGTTTCCTGTTTCCCGATCCGCCGACTCCGCCCAACCCGATCCTGGCGGCGGGCCTGCAGACCGCGCAGAACGTCGGCACGGCGACGACGAGCTCGTACCTGGGCAATATCAATCAGGTTACCCCGCAGGGGAGCCTGTCCTACGATGTCACCGACTACTATCGCTACAACGACCCGACGACCGGGGTCGGCTACGATATTCCGCGCTGGACCGCGACGCAGACCCTGACCCCGACCGGGCAGGCGACGGCGGACGCGCAAGGCCAGACTAGCCTGAACCTCGCCAATCTCGGCAGCATGACCAGCCAGCAACTGCAGTCGCTGTTGGGCAGCAGTTTTCGCGACACGTTCAACCAGGCGCCCCGCGTCGGAGATATGGATTGGCTGCACCGGGTCCCGGGGGCGACCGGCAGCATTGGCAATGTCGGCGATCAACAACGCTCTGTCTACGACTCCGGCCAGCAGCAGACACAGTTCGGCGACGCGGGCGCCATCACGCGCAGTTACGGCCCGGCGGACAACTTCTCCGCCGACCGCGCGCGGGTCGAGGACGCGTTGTTCCAGCGCATGGATCCGCAGTTGCAGGCCGACCGCGAGCGGCTGCGCCAGCAACTTTCCGATCAGGGCATCCGCTACGGCAGTCCGGCCTACAACCGGGCCATGGCGGATGCCGACCGGCAGACCACCGACGCGCGCCTGGCGGTGACGCAGGCAGGCGGCCAAGAGCAGCAGCGCATGAACGACATGGCCGCGCAAAGGGCCGGCTTCCAGAACGCGGCGCAAAAGCAGGCCTATGACCAGGCGATGGGACGCGGGCAATTTGCCAACCAGGCGCAACTCGAGCAGTACCAGAAGAACCTGCAGTCGGGGAATTTCGCCAATCAGGCGCAGAAAGACGCCTTTACGCAGGAGGCGAGTCGCGCGCAGTTCGCCAATGCTGCCGCCGCACAGAACCTGGCGCGCAACAAGGCGATTTATGATGCGCAGAACGCGCAGCGTGGCAACTGGCTGCAGGAGCAGTACGCATTGCGCGGACAGCCGATCAGCGAAATCAACGCCGTGCAGTCGGGTTCGCAGTTGCAGCAGCCGAATTTCATCAATGCGGGAGGCCAGCAACTGGCGAACACCGACATCGCCGGGCTGATTAACAACAACTTCAGCCAGAACCTAGACATATACAAGCAACAAACCGCCAATGTGAACAACATCATCGGCGGGCTGTTCGGTCTGGCCGGGTCGGGCTCGAAGGCAGCCGC